TGGAATTGTGGTGCAGAAGATTTACCTTATGATGAACTACCAGATATAGATTGTGCCTTTACAAGTCCACCATATTTTTCTACTGAACAATATAACAAAGGTGGAGAGAAAGAAGAAAATCAATCTTGGTTTAAGTTTAATGAATACGAAAGATGGAGAGACGATTTCTATTTACCAGTTGCAGAAAAAACATTAAGTAAAAGTAAGTTTATGTTAGTTAATATTATGGACCCTAAAGTTAATAATGTACGATACAAGTCAAGTGATGAATTAATAAATACATATAGAGATAAGTTTATAGGTCAAATTGGTATGAGGATTATGCAACGACCTAAAAGTGATAAGTTATTTAAAGATGATAAAGAAAAAGCAGACTTTATGGCAAAGACATATATAGAAAATGTCTGGTGTTTTGGACCAAAAGATTATGATTTTTTTAAGTCTAGTAGAAAAGCGACATTGGAGAACTTCTTATGTTAGGAAAAGGAATGCCAATAAACAAAAAAGATTACGAAGAATTAAAACCCTATTACGATTACCAAAGAAAAGTTGCCTATAACAAAGAGCAAGTTATGAATCTGGCAATGAATTTTGAAGGTCGTATATTTGACCAATTCGGTCCAGTATCATTACCTGAATTTAGAATACACTTATGGGATAAGATTCAACCCGAAGAGTATGAAGAACCACCTAGTACTTGGGTACCAGAAGACGAGACAATGAGAATAGAAGGTGAAGTTTATAGACCTGAACAAAAGATAATGTTCAAAGTTAAACATAAACAACAGGTGCTTGACAATTAAGACAAAATAATATAAGATGGAGACAATATGACAAATGATTTTTTAAAAGATATTATAAAAGAGACTGGCAATGAATATGCGACATTAGCAAGTGAAGGCGTTGACGCTGGTGATGTATCAGGTTTTGTTGATACAGGTTGTTATTCTCTTAATGCTCTATTATCAGGAAGTATATATGGCGGGATGCCTGGTAATAAAATAACTGCCATCGCAGGTGAAGCTGCCACAGGAAAAACATTTTTTGCGTTAGGAATTTGCAAACACTTTTTAGACGCAAACAAAGACGCAGGTGTTATTTACTTTGAAAGTGAAAGTGCTGTATCTAAAAATATGATTGAAGATAGAGGCATTGATAGTAAAAGATTTGTAGTAGTACCAGTTTCAACCGTACAAGAATTCAGAACACAATCAATAAAAGTAGTTGACAAATACCTAGAACAAGAAGAATCAAAACGAAAACCAATTATGTTCGTATTAGATAGTTTAGGTATGCTATCTACAACAAAAGAAATGGTAGACACAGCAGAAGGTAAAGAGACCAGAGATATGACAAGGTCTCAAATTGTGAAGTCTACCTTTAGAGTATTAACATTGAAGTTAGGAAAAGCAAATATTCCTATGATAATGACCAATCATACCTATGATGTTATAGGTTCAATGTTCCCACAAAAAGAAATGGGTGGCGGGTCTGGTCTTAAATACGCTGCCTCATCAATCATTTATCTAAGCAGAAGAAAAATTAAAGACGGTACAGAAGTTATCGGAAATATTATTCATTGTAAAAATTATAAAAGTAGATTAACAAAAGAAAATGCTATCATAGATGTAATGTTAACTTATCAAAAAGGATTAGATAAGCACTATGGTTTATTAGACATTGCAGAAGCAGGTGGTATCTTTAAGAAAATATCTACAAGATATGAAACGCCAGATGGTACAAAAGCATTTGGTAAATCTATTAATGAAAATCCAGAAAAGTATTTTACAAAAGAAGTATTAGACAAGATAGATGAACAAGCAAAAAAACAATTCCTCTACGGATAAAAGATATGTCTTTGCTCAAAGACCAGGAGACGATTTTAGTTGTTTAAAAATCGTTGAAGGTCCATACAAAGATGTTATTTACAGATATGGTAAGGTACAATTTAGTAAGGAACCATTAGACAATGGCAAAATGCCTTTGCAGTTTGAGTGGACTTTATTAAAGAAACCAGATGAATTAGATTTAGATAAAGACCAACCAGGTTTTATAAAGTATATTGGAGATATATTAATAGAGATTATGGAAGAAAAACTTGAAAACGGAACATTATTAGATGACAAATAGATTAGAAGATACAATATTAACCAATTTAATATTCAATGAAGAGTTTACTAGAAAAGCATTGCCTTTTTTAAAAGATGAATACTTTGGTACAAGGTCTGACAAGATTTTATTTAATTGTATAGATGACTTTGTAAATAAATATAATAATCTTCCGACCAAAGAGACCTTGATAATAGAATTAAATGCTCGTAAAGATATTAATGAGGAAGAATTTAAAGCAATTAAGACAACAATAAACGGATTAACTCCAACAGAAGTTGATTTACAATGGATACTTGATACTACGGAGCGATTCTGTAAAGACAAGGCGGTTAACAATGCAGTACTTAACGGCATTAAAATCTTGGATGGAAAAGACAAGAAAAGAACTCCAGAAGCCATTCCTAGCATTTTATCTGAAGCTCTCGCTGTATCTTTTGACAATCATATTGGGCACGATTATCTGGATGACGCAGACGCAAGATTTGATTATTACCATCGTAGGGAATTAAGACTTCCTTTTGACTTACAATATTTTAATAGAATAACTAAAGGTGGTGTTCCACAGAAGACTCTTAATGTTTGTCTGGCAGGAACTGGTGTAGGTAAATCTTTGTTTATGTGCCATCTAGCAGCTTCAAGTTTGTTAGAAGGTAAAAATGTTTTATACATTACACTTGAAATGGCAGAAGAAAGAATTGCTGAAAGAATAGACGCAAACTTATTAGATGTAACCACAGATGATTTACACGCATTACCTAAACAAATGTATGATGACCGAGTAGAACGATTGAAGAAAAGAGGTCCAGGTAAATTAATTATTAAAGAATATCCAACGGCGTCTGCTCATAGTGGACACTTCAAAGCATTATTAAATGAACTTGCATTAAAGAAAAGTTTTAAACCAGATGTATTGTTTATAGATTATTTAAACATATGTGCTTCAAGTAGATTTAAAGGTGGTAATATATCATCTTATTTCTATATCAAAGCAATCGCAGAAGAATTAAGAGGTCTTGCTGTTGAGTTTAAATTACCTATATTCACAGCAACACAAACAACAAGGTCTGGTTTCGTATCAACAGACATAGGTTTGGAAGATACTTCTGAAAGTTTTGGTCTACCTGCTACTGCTGATTTTATGTTTGCATTAATGACTAGTGAGGAACTAGACGCATTAAATCAAATGAAAGTTAAGCAATTAAAGAATAGATATAGCGACCCAGCAATCAATCGTAGTTTTATTATCGGCGTTGATAGAAGTAAGATGAGATTGTATGATGTAGAACAAAAAGCACAAAACATAATAGACGCCAATCAGGAGAAGAAAGTTGAAGTGGATCCGTACGATAAGTTTTCTGACTTCAAAGTTTAATATGCCGAGAAGAAATACCAAACCTCTTAAACAAATACAATCCAGACCGTTAGAAAAAGGTGAGAAACTACATTATATAAAAAGTATGGTGAAGAAAAACGGAAAAATATATTGGAGAGTAACCGAGAAACCAACCAATGTTATTGTAAAAGATTTCTTTTTTGAAAAGGATGCTAGAACACTAGTTAGATTTCAAAATAAACATAGAGTATGGGAACCTAATGGGGGTATCCCACACTTCCTTTGTGATATACAGAAGTAATCCCACCTCATATAAATATTGTTAGGAGAGACAATAAATGGCAAGCGAAACAACACTTTTTGAAAGCGCACAAGCAATATTTTGTGCGGCCGCAGATTATCTAGGTGATAAAAAAGCAGACTTACTTTTAGATTCTAAAAAGTATCCAACTTTTACAGAATTTAGGAGGGATAATCAAACATTATTAAACAAAGCATTAACTAGAGTAAAGGTGGATGTTAATGAGGAAGAAGTATACAATTTCCTAGAAAAAAAAGATAGTTGGTATAAATCTTCATTACTAATTGCAGTAAAAATAGTTAAAGACTTACATAAAATTGACCCACAATTTAAAGTCAAAGCTCCAAAATTTAATGATGGTAATATGTACTACCTTCGTAATAGAGGTGGTGTAATGGAAACTATACAAGAATTATTTAGAATAGCAAATAAATCTTTAGTGACCAGAATGCTTAAGGAAGAGATACCACAAGTGTTTGGATTTGCTGATATTAATAAATGGAATCCAGCAGATATATATTTTGCTAGTCCAGTTGCAGTTGCAGAATTAAAGAAATTATTAGCTACAGCACAAGCAAAACCAGATAGTTTTGATTTTGCTGCTTTAAATAAAAGTATAAAAAATTTAATTGATAAAGGTGCTATGTTACCATTGTCATTAAAGAAAGTTGCAGGTTCGGTAGAATTAAAAAAAGTAAATTTTGAACAAGATATAAAAGATGAACTTTTAAGTAGTGTAAAATACACTAAAATTTCTGAATGGAAACCATTTAAAAGATTAGGAAAGACAGAAGCACTTTCATTTAAAGAAGTTAAAAAAGGTAAACCTACAGAAACAAGAGATATAAAAGTATATTTTACAGCAACAAATGGTGGGGGACATATAAAATTTAGACAAGACCCATCTGGTCCTTCTTGGAAAGGTGAGTATATGCCTGGTGGTGGAGCTAAAGGTGGTGGAATATCATCCGAAAAACAAATGGCAAAGATATGGGGAAGTGTTGATAGAACTGCTGCTAATAAGTTTCTTAAAGAATATACAAATGGCACTAAAAAATTTAAAGATTTAAAATCAAAAATTCAAAAGGACAAAGATAAATTAAGAAAAGATAAAGCAACAAAAACTACTGCTTATGACCATTATCTAGCGATATATAGTTCCGAAGAAGTTACCAACAGAACAATGCCAGTTATAAAGAATTGGTTTAAAAATTCTTCAAACGAAAGAGATAAGTTAGTTAGATTAATATTTCAAGTTGTAACCTCAAGGTCTCCATTATCAGCTAGATTCGTAATTGCGAAGTAGTATAAATATAAGAGACGAAGTGAATAGTATATTGATGGATAGTTTATTTGTGTATGGAAAAAATGAAGGGAACAAATGTTTAGTTTTACAGGATATTCTAGCTCTGGAACAAATACACACCTAGAGCATTTAGAAGATAGTATAATCAATGACGGTGCCAAAGGTGGCAGAAATGCAATAGCATTTTTAAAATCTTTGCGAAAGATGTTATCTGCTAGCACTAGCAAAAGAGTTAATGTAACCGTTAAGTGGGATGGTGCACCTGCTATTATATGTGGAATCAATCCTGAAAATGGCAAATTCTTTGTCGGCACCAAATCTGTATTCAATAAAACTCCAAAAATCAATTACACTTCATCGGATATAAACAGAAACCATCCAGGTGGTGTTGGTTCTAAATTACAAGTTGCTTTAAGAGAATTAAAGAAACTTGGTATTAGAGGCATACTACAAGGTGATTGTTTGTTCACAGGAGCAGATAAAAAAGCTGAAACTATAGATGGAGAAGCTATGGTTACTTTTACTCCAAACACAATCACTTATGCAATGCCTATTAATAGTCCTGTAGGAAGACAAATTGCAAGAGCAAGAATGGGAATAGTTTTTCATACACAATATAATGGTAAGACTATGGATAGTTTAAGTGCGTCTTTTGGATATGTAAGAGGTGTTAAAAGTGGGTCAGTATGGATACCATCGGCACAATACAAAGACGCTAGTGGTAGTGCTAGTTTTAATAAAGGCGAGATTGCTAGATTTAATTCAATGTTAAGAATGGCAGAAGGTAGTTTAGGTAAAGCTGCTCCATTATTAAATGAGTTTGATAGTAGGGATCCATTATCAGTAGGGTTTAGATTAAAAAGTTATTTCAATTCTATCATAAGAAATAGCAGAGGTACAATAGGTAGTGTTAAAATACTACAACAGAATTTTAGAAGTTATTACGAGAACTTTATAGACGCAGAAATAGATAGTAAGAAAACTGAAAAAGGTAAAGCAAAATATAAACAAGCAAAAGAAATAAACTTAAAGTTTATTGATAGAAATAATAGAGCATTATATATGGCAATAGCAAGTTATATAACATTACAAAATTGTAAGAATATATTATTACAAAAGTTAGCACAGATACAAAGTGTTGGACATTTTATTAGAACGAATACTGGTTATAAGGTAACTAATCCAGAAGGGTTTGTTGCTACTGATAGAATAGGTAATGTAGTTAAGTTGGTAGATAGATTAGAATTTAGTAGAGCAAACTTTACTATCGCTAAAGATTGGGTAAAAGGATAGTATATGGAAAAATGTAGAAATTGTGGTAAGGATGCTCATTGTCCTGAAAAGTTTGTAGAGATTACTGCTTTCAGTCCAGAAGGAAAAATTATATGTAATAAATGTGATTGTTCTGTATGTGAGAAACCAAGACCCAATGTAAAAACAGGAGATGAAATAGTACAATAATGAAATGTAAAAGTTGTCACCACGATTGTCATTGCAATGAAGAGCTACACGCAGATGAGTATGGCGTTTGTGTATGTGATAATTGTAAATGTGGAATCAATCCTGACAATAGAAAATTTGATGAAGATGAATTTAATGGAGCATAGATGTTAAAAGAATATTTAAAAATAATTGGATTAGGATTAGTTTGGTTCTTTATGAACTGGAAAACTTTAGTGTTCTATGTATTGTGGGCAGGTGCTATATTAGTTGCTTTATTTGAAGGTGGAATATTAAGTGCCTTATTTGTTGCTTTAGTATTATGGGGATTATGGAAATTAGGAGCAATATTTAGAGACTAGTATATGAAAACTTTTAGAAATTTTTACGAACAACAATTACTTGAAGACAAACAAACAAGAATTATTATTATGGGTGGACCTGGAAGTGGTAAGTCAACCTATTCAGAATATTTGATTAGACGATATGGAATAAAACATATTTATCCAGGTGGTCTATTAAGAAAAGAGATAGATAAAGGTGGTGCAGAAGGACAAAAGATTAAGAACTTATTAGATAAAGGACAATTTGCACCAAACGAAATAGTTTTGAGACTTGTTAAACAAGCATTATTAGAACCTGACGCTAAGAAAGGTTATATTATGGATGGTTATCCTAGATATATGCAACAAGTTAGAGATATGGAACGAGAAGGTATTGCTTATGATGTAGTTGTATACCTAGATGTTTCAAAAGAAGAAGTGATTAGAAGATTATCAAAGAGAGGAAGAAAAGATGATACACCAAAGATTATATCAGATAGAATTGCTCTCTATAAAAAAGAAACTGGTCCAGCGATAGACCACTTTAGAAAGAAACCTGGTTTTATTTCTATTAAAGCAGAAGGAAAAGAAGCAGGAGATATAGCTAAAGATATAATGAAAGAGATTGATGGAAAAATATAAACCATTACCAGATGGATTAAGAATTGACGATAGTAAAATACACGACCAAGGTTTGTTTACTACAAAAAAGTTTGATAAGATGGACGATTTAGGTATAAGTCATATCAAAATTGGAAGAGAATTATATAGAACTCCATTAGGAGGTTTTATTAATCATAGTGAGAAACCAAATTGTCAAAAGATTGAAGTAGATAATAAATGGTATCTACAAACATTAAGAGATATTAAAAAGGGAGAAGAGATAACATTAAAGTACACTTTTTATAAAGTATGAAACAATTTAAACAAGTAATACAAGAAGGTGTTTATGACCCAGGAATCTTCAAGGCATTTTTCCTTGCAGGTGGACCTGGTTCGGGTAAGACTTATGTTACCAATAGAGCAACTGGCGGTATGGGTTTAAAGTTAGTAAATTCAGATACAAGATTTGAAAGATATTTAACAAAGGCAGGATTAAGTTTAAAAATGCCTGATAAAGAAGCTGCTTTAAGAGACCCATTAAGAGATAGAGCTAAACAGGTTACAGGTGACCAAATGGATATGTATATTAAAAATAGATTAGGTCTTGTCATTGACGCAACAGGAAGAGATTATAGTATTATTAGCAGACAAAAATCATTACTTCAAATGTTAGGTTATGATTGTTATATGATATTTGTAAATACAAGTTTAGAAGTTGCGTTAGAAAGAAATAGAACTAGAACTAGAAGAGTGCCAGAAGATATTACAAAAAAATCTTGGCAGGCAGTACAAAATAATATTGGAAAATTTCAAACTACTTTTGGTAGAAGTAATTTTATTGTAGTAGATAATAATAATGCAAGTGAAGATATATTAAATAAATTATGGACTAGAGTTAGAGGATTAGTAAGAGCACCTGTTAGAAGTATTATAGCAAAAAGATGGATGCAAATACAATTGGATATTAAGAAACAAGACAAACTGGCACAACTTACAAGGGATGCTATTAAACAACTTGACAAAGATATTAAAGGTAGAAAAGATATGAAAAATCCTTATAGTATAAATCCGTTTTTATATCAATTAAAACAACAAGACCCAAAAGCATTTATGCAACTTATAAAACAACGAGGACTTAATGTTAAGTAGATTTAAAAATTTTATAAGAGAAAGTATCATAGATATACCAAGACGAATTTATGCGCCTGGTGTATTTGATAATGCAGATACAGATAATCCAAAACTAAAACAAAAAGTTTTAGATATTATTAAAAAAGATTTAAAAACTTTTGAGAAGTTTGGTCCTGTTGTGTCAGTAAAATTGATAGGTTCTATTCTAGGAAAAAGATATAGAAATGACGCAGATTTAGACATTGATGTATTAATAGATTTACCACCAGAAGATAGAGAAACAATTGGATTAGAAGCAAGAAAATCTGTATCACTTATAAATGGTAGAAATATTCCAGGTACAAAACATCCAATTAACTATTATGTTCAATCGGACCCTGCTGTTAATGACGCTCATTTGGAAACTGCTGATGGTATTTTTGATGTGTTCAAACAAAAATTTGAAAAGAGACCTAAAGACCATAAGTTTGACCCTAAAGTATATCAAGCAGAATTTGAAAAGAAAGTATCAGAAATAGATGTAGTCAAAGGAGAATTAAAAAGAGATATAATTGACTATGAAGAATTAAAAGAATTATCTCCAAAAGATATTGAAGGTTTACAAAAAAGGATTAGTGAAAAGTTAAAAGAAATAGAAGACGCTATTGAAAAGTTTTCCAAAATGGGAGACGAACTTATGCAGGCAAGAAGGGATTTATTTAATAGACCTATGACACCAGAAGAAATTAAAAAATATGGTGTTGCCCATAAGTTACCTAAAAATGTAATCTTCAAATATTTGGAGAAGTATCATTACATAACCTTTATGAAAAAATGTAAAGAGATATTGGATGATGGTAAGGTTACAGACGCCGAAATTGATTCATTAAAAACTGAATCAGTTGATTCAGATAAAGCATTACATATAAGATTAATTGCTAAAGCTTTGAAAACTATGCCTGGTTCTCAAAGACAAAAAGAATTCAAACAACAAATAAATGTTGTTAGAAAAAGACTTGGTTTAAAACCAATCAAAGAACAAGACGAAATTGATAGTCTTAAAGAGGCAACAGGTTCGCCTAGAAAACATATAGCATTTACATTTGGTAGATTTAATCCACCTACGATAGGACACGAAAAACTTATCAACAAAGTGGCAAGTGTTAGAGCTAATGAGTATCTAATTATACCTACAAAAACAACAGACGCAAAGAAAAACCCATTAAAGATTACTGACAAGTTGAGAATAATGAAACAGATGTTTCCTAGACACTCAGCGAAGATAAAACAAATCCCAGGTGCTAGAA